GTCAGCGGGGAGGCGTCGCTTTTATCCACATAGTCCGGCGCTAAAACACACGTAAAATTGAGGGGGTTTGGGGGCGAGTCGTGCAGATACGGGACCGGATAAAAGAATTGCGGCCTGACGTGGCTTAGGAAGCACAAGCGGCCTATGAACGGCAAGCACCGCACCTCGGTTTGGGAAATAGACCGCGAGCGCAAGTGTGATGCTCACCCGACCATGAAGCCAGTCGAGTTGTATGCCACCGCATACCTAAACAACAGCGACAGCGGCGATAGCGTGTTCGACGCCTACAGCGGATCTGGAACAATGTTTATTGCCGCAGAGCAGGTCGGCAGGAAAGCGTTTGCAATTGAAATTAGCCCGGCCTATTGCGACGTAAGTGTGCAACGCTGGGAAAATTTAACAGGTAAGAAGGCGGAATTATGCCGGGAGAAATCCGCGACATCCGCATGATGCAGCGGGCGTTAGAGCAGCGATGGCCGATCAAGCCGGAATATCGAGACGCGATCATTCGCAAGTTAGTGCAGGTCGTGGTCGATCCGTCATCGTCGGCGCGAGAGTCGGTAGCGGCGGCGAAGGGGTTGATTGCAGCCGAGGCGCAAAACCAAAAAGATGAACAGACCGCAATTTTACACTCCGACCGAAATAGGTTTCTTGAGATCGCTCAGCGACTCGGACTTAGTCCGCATACTCCAAGAGTTTCCGGCGGCGGAACAGGCAACGATATTGAGGGAGCTGTCACAGGCAGGGGAGCACGACACGGACCTGGCGAGGAAGCGGGAGAAGCGGAGCCGGGCGGCGGAAGTGGCGATACCGCCGATAGCTGACTTGAAGCGGCGTGAGGCTTGCCTGGCTGACCCAGAGTTGTTTTTAAGAACGTACTTCAGCCTGATATTTTTTAATCCATTTGTTGTTTATCAACAGGCGATGATTCGCGCGATTTATGAGCGGGCGTTGAACGGCGGCGATAAGGCGGTTGCAGCACCTCGTGGTGACGGCAAGACGCAAATTGCGGTGGGGATGCTGGTGTACGTATTAGTGGCAACGCCGATTAGGTTTCCGGTGATCATTGCGGCAACCAGCAAGAAAGCGAGAAGGCTGTTTGGGCAAGTGAAAAGCAAGTTCGCCAATCGCCGGAAGTGGCCAGAGTTCGTCGCGGACTTCCCAGAAATTTGCGAGCCGATTAAGGGCCTTGACGGAGCGCCGCAGCGCGCGGGCAAACAGCACGTTGACGGAGTTAAGACCGAGATCGTGTGGACACAGGACGCAATTCGACTGCCTCACGTTGACGGCTCACCGTATGGCGGAAAACGATGTGGATACTTCGGCCTGGACGAAGCAATTCGGGGTGAGAATGACGAAGAGGATCGGCCTGACTTCGCCGTCATTGACGATCCAGAAACGCGGGAGGTTGCGTTTTCTCCGACGAATCGACACGAATCAATCGAGGAAATGATCGATGGTGACATAGCCGGTCTAGCTGGTCCGACTACGACTGTCAGCCGTGTTGTGCTTACGACGATTCAGAATCGGCGATGCTATTCGTGGCGAGTGACGGATCGTGAAACGAAGCCGACATTTGCGGGCGAGCGGTACGGCGTGCTGGCGAAGTGGCCGGACAATCGGGAATTGTGGGACGAATATGTCGCGTTGCGCCAACGCAATCAGGCGGACGGCGACAAAGACGGAATCGGTGCACTCGAGTTCTATTTAACGAACCGCGAAGCAATGGACGCTGGTGCAGAGATTACCAATCCATATCGGTTTGATCAGCGCCATAACTCTGACGGGCGAATCGTGGAAGTGTCTGCCTTGCAGGCGTTTTTCAATCGTGTCGCTGACTGGGGCCTGGCAGCGGTCATGGCCGAACTGCAAAACGACCCTGAGGAGGAGGAGCTGGCTGACACGATCCAGCTAACGCCTGGCAGGGTGCAGGCTCGCGCGAGTGGGCTGAGGCAAAACGACCTGCCGAAAGTTGATGGCGTGCAAATTACAGTCGGGGTGGACGTTGGCAAATACTGGTGTCACTGGGTAAAGACCGCGTGGTGGGGAAATGCGATTGGCGTGGTGATTGATTACGGGATCATCGAAGTTCCTGGAATGCAAGCCAAGACAGATGTAAAGGCCGTCGAGCAGGCGCTATTGAACGCATTGATCCAATGGCGAACAGATATTATCGCAGAGAATCCGCCGGACTTTTGCTTGATCGACTCAGGCGATTATTCTGATGCAGTCTATGAGTTCGTGCGCCAAGCTGGCGGCAGTCCGTTTGCGGCGTCAAAGGGGTATGCACCAGCAAAGTTTCACATGGGCAAGGAATCCGAGGATCGGCGTCTGTTCGACATGTGCTGGGCCGGTCGGTTGCCGCAAGAAAAACTATGGCTGTACCACATTGAGTCTGAACATTGGAAGCATTGGGTCCATGAGCGATTTAATACGCCGACAATGAATGAAGCTAACCAGTTTAATGATGGATCATTGTCGTTGTGGGTTGACTCGGACTCGAAACGTCACTTAACCTACTCGCATCACATTTGTTCTGAAATGCGAGAAGATTTGTTTGTCGAGGGGAGGGGCATCGTGCGCAAGTGGAGGCAGCGCAGCAAGAATAACCACTTTCTTGACGCGACGGCCTACGGTTGTTGTGCGGCAGGGTGTTTAGGAATTCGTGTTGTTCCGCGCGTCGTTCCGACTAGGCCGCCGCCGGTTCAGCCGCAGACATCGCCGCGAATCACGATGCCGGACGGGAGGCCATTTTTGATAACGGAGAGACAATGAGCGCAGTTTTGCCAAGCGTTGACACGGAGGAAAAGCAAGTGAAGAAACAACAGCCCAAGCGCGAAAGCGCGGCGAGCGGCGATGTAAACACGAAAGCGCGGGCGGCAAGCGTTGGCGTTGACAACGGCGCCGCTACTCGTCGCGAGCTGGTTATGGTCGAGGTGCCGTTAGCGGAGCCACGACCCGGTTACGCTTCGCGCAGACTCGACTTGCGAATGACGCGCAAGCAGTCGGTGGCGGCACAACGGCTGTATCTCGGCCTGATGGAGATGGAAGCGAAGCTGGAGAACGGCGCGCCGGTGAACAACGTAAGCCGGGCGGTGGCGTGGTTGCTGGAACGGGTGTGATGATGCCGCCATTGATTAAAGATTGGCCGCTAACTATGACGGTAACAATCGCCGAACTGGTAGCAAACTTGCAAGAGTATCCGCAAGACATGGCGGTGGCGTTTACCGTGGAAGGGCAGGTGACGCCGGTTGTTCTTGAGCGAATGAAAATCATGCAAGAAACAAGCAGTGTTTACGGGCCTGTGTTGTTGATGGACGCTGAAACTTGATGACGGTTAAAAAAATACAGAAGCGATTTATTGTTCCGAGACAAGCAGCGGCAAAAGCGATATTCGAATTGCGCCAATGCCTGAACACGTTCAACCACCGAAAACTCGGCAAGAATCATCGAGGCGCGATATTTTTAGCGGGAGTTGAAAGTCGCGATCTACCAGGCGGGTGGAATGAAATGAAGGGTATCGCGGCTAGCCTTCCGCACTTCCGCACGAATCTGGCCTATATTTGCCGCGAAATCATGCCGCCAAATCGATTAAGATTTTGGCATGAACATCTTTGACGTTGAAGAAGCACTGATCGCCAACGCCGATTTTGAGGAAGCGGCGAGCGTCTCGAAAGCGAAGGCGTTTGTCACTGCGGCGCGCCGCTGGCTCATTCTCAAGCCTCAATCGGCGAGCAATCAGTCAAGTTCGATGTCGATGAACGCGCAGCAAGTTGCGGATATGATGACCGCTGCCCAAGCGTATGTTGACGCGAACGATTCTTCGCGTTCAAGCGTCCGATTCCTTTCTGTATCGCAGGGCTTTCGGTGATTTCTAACGGACACGCAACACCGAAAACAATCGCAGCGGCGTTTCATGCCGCTAAAGCCGATTACGACATGAGTCGGGCAAGCCGGTTCGTGCGCAGGCGCACAGGCGTAGCACCACAGGGCGCGACGGGTGATTTTCATTATCGGTCGCAAAGTAAATACTACGCGGACATGGAGCAGGCGCGCGACATGGACCGCAACGATCCGCTGATTGGGATTCTTGCGGATCGCCGCGTGGACAACATCGTTCAGGGCGGGTTTACACTCGACCCAAAAACCGGGGATAAGAAGCTAGACCTGGATTTATTCCAGCGATGGGAAGCGGACACCAACGATCCCGATCTGTGCGACATAGCAGGCGAGTTGACCTGGCGTGAAATAGAGCGGCATTGTTGCCGAGCCGAATCAATTGACGGCGATATCGTCGTGGTGGGAACTCAGGATGGACAGTTCCAAATTTTGGAAGCGCACACAATCCAAACTAAGACAAGCATTGCGAATACATTTCTTGGCGTGACGACGGACAGCTACGGCAAGCGGATAGCCTATCACGTTCTAAACGACGCGGATGAGTTTGGCCGCAAGGATGATCCTAATATAATCGACGTGCGCAACAAGAAAGGCGTTCGGCAGTTATTCCACGTTTACAACCCGAAGCGCGTGACGATGACGCGGGGTGTCACTCAACTGGCGCCGATCTTTTCCTACGCGGGCATGTTGGAGGATATCAACTTTGCCAAGTTGGTGCAGCAGCAATCGGTAAGCTGCTGGGCTGTGCTCCACGAGTTTGCTAGTGGATCCACCGGCAAGCCGCCAAGTGTTGATGGCGGCTACGGCGAAACAGGGGCTGAGCAAACGTCAACTGGCACACGAAGGACCGAGGGCATAACTCCCGGTATGGAGTATTGGGCGCAGCAGGGCGAGACGCTCAAGGGGTTTTCACCGAACATTCCGAACGCCGAGTATTTCCAGCAAGTGCGGCTGCTGTTGCAGGTCATCGGCGTAAACTTTGGCTTGCCGCTGTGCCTAGTGTTGATGGATGGTTCGGAGACAAACTTTTCCGGCTGGCGTGGCGCGGTTGACGAAGCCCGCAAAGGATTTATTGCCGATCAGTTGAACTTAGTGCGCCGGCTAAACCGACCCGCCTATATTTGGAAAGTTCATCAGTGGCTTGAAAAGGATGCAGCGCTCAAGAAGGCCGCGAAGTCGCTAAATATATTTGCACACAACTGGAACATGCCGACGTGGAGCTACATCGAGCCGGTGGCGGACGCCGAAGGTGATGCAACTCAATTGAAAAACGCACTGACCAGTCCGCGCCGTTTGCATTCAGCGCGCGGAAAAGACTGGGAGGAAGTCAGTGAAGAAATCATTGCCGACAACAGCTACGCGATTGAGCGCGCGATGAAAGAAGCCACGAAGATCAATGCGGCGAATCCAGGCCAGCCGCAAGTCAACTGGCGCGACTTGATACCGCTGCCAATGCCGCAGGGAATGACAATGGCCATGCAAGACCCGGCGGCGGTCGAGGCGCAGGCTAAAAACGCAGACGCTGGCGACGCGAAAGCAAAAGCAGCGGCGCGGAACAAACCGCGTCCGCGCGGTTCAGCGAAAGGGCGACAACGATGACTAAGCTTATTCGCATCGACGGCATGATTGGCCATGGGGAAGGCGAAATCACTGTTGAGGACATCCGCGCACAGCTTCCGGCGAACGGAACCGATCCGATTGATGTTCGCATCCATTCAGAGGGCGGCGAAGTATTTGAAGGGTTTGCAATTTACGACGCACTCAAGGCGTACAAGGGGCCGAAGCGATGCGTCGTGGAGTCGTCCGCATTTTCAATCGCCTCATTTATCACGATGGCGTTCGATGAAATCGAGATCACGCCCAACGGGTACATGATGCTGCACAACCCGCGCCTTGAGGCGTCGGGCGATGACGAGGAACTGGCCAAGCATTCGGAGATGCTGGCCCAACTAAAAACAAGTATGATTCGCGTGTATGCTGAGCGAACAGGCAAGAGCGAAGAAGAAATCGCACAGTGGCTTAAGCGAGAATCATACCTAAACGCCGACGATGCAGTTGCGAATGGGTTTGCAACTCGCATTGTTGGCGAGCCAGTTGTTGGGCGAGTGTTCGCCCGCGTAAAAGACATGCCGCATGGAGTGGTTACTGCGCTATTTGGCGCGGGCTCCGGTGGCGATAAACGCGAACCGACGAAGGAGAACAATTCCATGTCAGACTCGCAACCAGCAATCGCCACGATCCAAGACATTCGGGCGGTGTGGCCGAAAGCCAAAGCTGACTTTATCGTTAAATGTCTTGAGCACCACATGCCAGTCGCCAGTGTTGCCTCGGCGGCCATCGAAGAAATGATGGCTGAAAATGAAGCACTTCGCGCCAAAGCAACGGCGCTGGAGGAAGAGCTGGCGGCGCTCAAGGCGCAAGCGCAAGACGAAGAGCTTCAAGAGGAGGAAGAAGTGGAAGCCAAAGCACAGGCGCGATCAGGCGTTACGCCGGTTGCCGTCGCGCGCGGGACCGCTATGCGCTCCTCCGCTACTGCGAAATGGCGCGAGGTCGTTGACGGCTACGTTGCCAAGGGGATGCCCAAAGCGAAGGCAGTTCAGCAGGCGAACAGATCGCATGGTGACTTGCGGATCGCGATGCTCGAAGAAGCAAACGCGGTGAGATAACGATTTCATCGCTGGAACACGTGGACAACAATTTTACATAAGGACAATCAGGATGAGTCAATTTGTTGAGACTCCAACGCGCAGCGATACCGCAGATGGCGCGATTGGTCAGCACTTGCGGGTCAAGACTCCGGGGGCGCTAGTCGTCGCCGGTGCATCCGACGTGAGTTACGGCACGATGGAATTTGCGGCGACAGCGGCAGGTCCAGCGACGGTGCGGCTGCGCAACGCGCAGGGCACGCGCAAGATGGTTGCCGCTGGGGCATTTGTCGCGCCGGTAGTCGTTTATGCTGCTGCCGGTGGCAAGGTTGACGACAGCGGCACTGTGATTGAGGGCCTGGCACTGGAATCCGCTGGTGCGGACGGCGACGTGGTGGAAGTTCTGCCACTTGGCCGCGACACGCTTGATGCGGGCACGGTCACGGAGAGCGGCACGCAGACGTTGACGAACAAAACCTTGACAGCGCCGGTGGTAAACAACGCGAATGTTAAGGGCGGAAATGTCGCGAAAGTGTTGCGCATGAGCGTGACGACTGCGCAAGTGAATGCCGGGCATGAATTGTTAGCCGCAGTGTCCGGTTGGAAATACCGGATTCACGACATGGCATTGATTGCGATTGGCGGTAATGCTAGTGGCGCTACGTCAGTGGACATTCTCGGCACGCAAGCGAGCAGTGGAGTGAAATTGATGGCGGGCTTGGTCGCTGGATTGACGCAGAATACGCTGTTGCGCGCTGGTGCGGCGACGAACGGCGTCATTCTTGTAGGCGGTGCGTCCTACGCCGACAACGACGCGAACACGGCGATTACCATCGGCAAGACAGGTTCCGACCTGGCCACGGCAACAGCAGTGCATGTGCACTTAGTGTACGAAATGATCGCTGCATAACGAACCATTTGTTCCGGCTTGGTGGAGGTGGCCACCGAAGCCAGCCGGTTTTTGAAACACGGAAATAAAAACGAATGGAGGATGGTAAATGAATGCCCTCACCAAGTACTAGTTTGGCCACACTTCGGCCGGACCTGGCAACGTTTCTTGAATTTGATGTCGAATCCGATGCTAAAGGGTTTGTCGCTTACGATGTGTTTCCAGTCATTGAGGTCCGCGAAGCGTCCGGAAATTTCGGTCGCATTCCGCTGGAGCAATTACTGCAAGATCGCAACACGGAGCGATCCCCGCGCAGCGGCTACTCGCGAGGTAACTGGACGTTCAGTCCGGATACTTATGCGACCCGCGAGCAAGGCGCTGAGGAGCCGGTGGACGACAACGAGGCGAAAGCGTATGCCAATTACTTTGATGCCGAGCAGGTGTCAACGATGCGCGCGTTTTCGGCGGTGTTGCGAAATGCCGAACGCCGCATGGCTGCGGCGGTGTTTAATCCAACCGTTTGGACAGGCAGCGATTTGACTACCGCTGTCGGCGACGAGTGGGACGATTTCGCAAACGCTACTCCGGTTGATGATGTGGAGGCAGCAGTCCAGAACGTCTATAGGACTTCTGGATTGTGGGCCAACGCGCTGATTATCAACCGCATGGTGTTTAGGAACTTGCGGCAGTGCGCACAGATCATCGACCGGATCGCCGGTCAAGGCGCTGGCGCACCCACGCGAACGAGCGATATCAACATCAATCACCTGAAAGCGTTGTTTGATCTTGAGTATATCATTGTCGCCGGGGCCAGCCGCAACTCTGCCGCCGAAGGACAGGCGGCGACGCCAGAACAGATTTGGTCTGGCGAGTACGCGATGGTGTGTCGTATTTCGACCTCCATGGACATGTCTGATCCGTGCATTGGTCGGACATTTCACTGGTCGGCGGACGGTTCGACCATCGGCGGAACAGTTGAAAGCTACCGCGATGAAACGATTCGCTCCGATGTGATTCGCGTGCGACACCAAGTTGCGGAAAAGGTGCTCTACACAGAGGCGGGACATCTGCTCAGCAACATCACGACATAAGGATCGTCGTGATGCCTAGCGTATTTGATCGCCAGTTTTCTCAATCGGCTTTCCCTGCATTGCTCGCGCAGTTCGGGGAGCCGATTGTCTATTTCTTTCGCAGCGGTGTTTCGAAATCGATGTACGCGATTGTCAATCGGCAGCCAGCGTCAATTTACGACGCAGCTGGAAACGTGGTTACCCCTGCATTTACGATTCGCGTGGAAGCGAATTGCAGTCGGGGCCTTAACGCGAAAGAAGTTGACACGGGCGGCGACTATGTGCAATTGCTGCGGCATCCGTCAGACATGGAGCCGATTGAAGCCAGTGTTATGCAGTTGGTGTCCGAGGATTCTGGCGTTGTCGAGATCGCTTTGCGCGGAGACGAGTAATGGCAATATCGATTGCCGAGCAGATTGCCGTCAAAGTCAAAACTCGCCTTGGCCTAATTGATGCGGACGACGGATATGAAACAACGGTGGCAGAAGTCGTCAGGGCGAGACGGACGGGAGGTTTTCGGCCAAAAGATTATCAACTCATTGTGACGCAAGGCACGATTACGCGCAACGAGGCGATTAGTTGTCCTGGCAATCCGCCAGCGCAAGGCTGGAACTTGCCGTTTGTTGTCGCGGGGTTGTTGCGGCCAGCGGATGCAGCCACGACGCCAATCGACACACTGAAAAATCAGTTTTGGGCCGATGTTGTCAAGGCGCTCAATAATGGAAACGACTGGTACAACTGGGACCAACTGGCTGTTAACTCGCACATTACGGATGTCGAGGATGTGACGACAGACGACTCAGCGGGATTTCAGCTAACGCTTGTCGTTCAGTTTCGCACCGATGAAAACGATCCCTACGTGAAACGATGATCCCAGCAATACAGGCAACCGGACTGAAAGAAACACGGGCGGCGCTTCAGGCGGTGACGAACAACCTGAAGAAAGAAATGGCCATCGTCTCCTGGAAAGCGGCGCAGAAAGGCAAGTCGTTGATCGCGAAAGACATCACGCAGGAATTAGCAGTTCCTCAAAAGATCGTGCGCAACGAGGTTAGCGCAACTCGCGTCGGCGGCCGCGATGCCGAAGTCGTGTTAAAAAAATCGCGGCGAATTCCCTTGCGTGATTTTGGAGCGCGGCAAAACAAGATTGGCGTGACTTACCGGATCAGCAAAACGCGCGGTCAAACAACATTAGCTGGCGCGTTTCAAGGTCCACGACCTGGCGTGATAAAAAGTTCGTGGAAGGGCAATGTGTTTAAGCGCAAAGGCAAGGCGCGAATGCCAATTCGCAAGGCGCGAGGCGTTAGTCCGTGGGGATCGTTTGTCAAGCGCCGCCGAATTGAGCCTGTTGGCGAACAAATTCAAGACGAACTTCGCAAGCAATTGCGCGAGCGAGTTCGATATCTCACACTTAAAAAACAAGGGGTTATTCAATGACTCTGATTTGGCGCAAGAGCACTATCGCAGCGAAAATCGAAACCACGGCTGGCTCGATTGAATCGCTGACCAATGCCGAGGGCGTGTTTAACGCTTTCAACTCGGTCATCAATCCCGACGCGACATTTGAGGAGCGGCCGGCGCAGGGAAGCTATGGTCACATGCCCGGCGTCGTTGGCATGCGCAGTGGGACGATGACATTTACCACGGAGTTGTTTGGCGACGGGGCTGGCGGCGTACCAGGGTGGGCGTCAACACTTCTCCCTGCATGTGGCTGGGTGAATTCTGCCGGAGTATTTACACCGCGCACAGAAGCGCCGGGATCGAATGTAAAAACGGTGACGATTGCGAAGTACGAAAATGGAGTTGCCAAGCGATTACGCGGTGCAATGGGTATGTTCAGTATCGTCATGGCTGTTGGCAATCGCGTGCTGATCAACTGGACGTTTCGCGGGGCCTGGCAAGCGCCAGAAGATGTTGCCTTGTTGGCGCCTACTTATCCAACGCGGTCGCCCATGCGAGCGACAGGAACTTACACGCTGGCGTCTGCCGCGCATTGTTTTTCTAGCATGACGATCAATTCCGGCAACAACTTGATCCTTCGTCCGTGCATCACTGCGTCTGACGGCAGCGGAATTGCAACTGCGCATGTTGGAAATCGGCTGCCGACGGGATCGTTTGACCCCGAATCGAAGCTTGTTGCGACGGATGATCGGTACGGTCGTTGGCTGGCGGGGACAGAGCAAGCGTTATCCATCGCCTTTGCAGACGCGGCCGACACGATCACGATTGCCGCGCCGAAAGTGCAGATACGCAACCCGCAAGAGGCGGATCGCGAAGGCTTGCAGGTCGATAACATCGAATTTCAGTGCAACAAAAACAGCGGCGACGACGAACTGTCGATCACGTTTGCAGGAACGACATAACAGCTATGCCAGTATCACTTGAACCGAACGTTGAGCATTGGGTATGTCTCGACGGCGACAAAGACAAATCACCTCGGCCAGAGTTTCTCGCCGTGGTGCAGTCCGCGCGCGGGCAGAATCGCATTAGCGCATTCTTGCGGCAATATCGCGACACGGAAGAGCCGATGGAAGAAGAACTGGAGGCGGAATTTCGGCGAGTTATTGTGGGCTGGCGCAACATCACGCGAGACGGCACCGAGATTCCCTACACGGAGTCTCCGCTGGAGTTCTTGCAAGTGTGGGAAATTGTGCAGCTGTTCTACCGAGTTATCGGGCTGGGAATGCCAACTGCGGAGGAAAAAAAAAGGCCAGAGTCGCCAGCCTGATTCGGTACGGCCAGCTCTGTAAAAACTGCGGCAAGGGGTGCAAAGATAAAGACGGCGAAATCGGGATCACTTGTCCGGCGTGTCGCGGGAAAGGCTGCGGCGAGTGTGTTGACGGGATGTTTTTTATTCCGGGTTGTCCTAACACATACGTCGGCGAGTTGAGTGAGGCGATCAATTTAGCAGATCTGTTTTACAAGGGCCTGCCGCCGATTGCCGGTGGAACTTTAGATCAGTCGTCATGGTTTTTGCGATTCGCTGATTGTTTGGCGAGCGAAGATGCGCAGGCGAAATCGGAGTTATACAAGTGACGACCGAAAATATCAAATACCTGCTAACCGGCGAAGATCAAGCCACGTCGGTGTTCAACAAAGTCAAGCAGGCGATTGACGCCAACGACCAGTCGGTCGGCAGATTTGCCAAGACGGTCAAGACAGGGGCCGTCGTTACTGGCCAGCTATCGAGCGCACTCGGCGCACTTCCGCTAGGCGAGGCTGGCCGACAGGCGGCCCAAGCTGCGAGCCAGTTTGAATTATTGTGGCGCGCCAAACAAATGAATACAGCCGGCTCGCTTGCATTCAAGGTGGGACTCGTCGGCCTCGTCGGCGTGCTTGGCTTTCAGTTGGGCAAAGCAATCGGCGACGCAATCTTTAATACGAAAAAATGGGCTGACGAACTGGAAGCGGCCAAAAAACAACTCGCCGATATCGGCGACAAAATGTTGTCGATCTCTCAGGGCCAGCACCGCGACAGAATGGGTGACATTCAGTTAATTCGCGATCCTGAAAAACAACGCGAGGCACTGGATGCCTATCTCAAGCAAATCAACATGAACATCGAAGGCGTAAACGGACTGGCGCGACGAACGGCAGCGGCACGCAAAGAGATTCAGGAGATGGAAGCCGCGTGGTTCAAGTCGGGCAACTTCAAAGCGGAAATCGATGTCCGCAAACAACTGCTGGCCGAGGATGAAAAGCGGTATGAAATGCTCAAGGCGCAACGCGATGAAATCCACAAGATGACCGGCGAGGCACAGCAAGAGCGCAAGGCACTCAAAAAAGAGAATGAGCGGCTTGATGCGCTAGAAAAAATGGCGGAAGCCTACGAGCAGGAAATCGCCAAAATCGAACTGGGTGATCGTGAATACGAACGGCGGAAAGCACTGCTCAATGCTGTAACGGCTGAAGAACAGGCGCATATCGAAGCGTTGGTGCAAAAAAAGTTCGCTTTGCTCGACGAACAGGAGGCGATCAAGTTGGCCAAACAAGAGGCCGACGAACGCGAACGCGCACTGCAAAAACAAATTGATACAGACAATAAGTTTTTAGAGTCCCTCGAAAGCCAGCTAATTGCGCTTCGAGACGGCAAGGACGCAGCGGAAGATTACAGGGCGAAGCTCGCTGGCGTATCAGACGAGACGCTTAGGGCGGGCAACGCTATTCGCGATCAAATTAGAGCGATTGAGCAAACCCGCGAAGCCGAAAAGCTTGCGGAGCAAGAACGGATCGAAGCGGCAAAGAAGCTCGCAGCGTTTGATCAGGCGGCAGGCTCAGTGTCCGCTACAGAGTCGAGGCTGCTCACGCGAGGCGCAGGCGTCAGCGACGAAAAACAGATTGCCGACAACACAAAAAAGATGGTCGATGAAATTACGAAATCGCGCAATCTACAGGCAGAAACACTCCGCGTGATGCTGGAGATTTCGCGGACGCGCGTAGCCACATTGGGGGCAGTATGACGTTTGACGTGCAAGAATCGTGGGACGGCCAAACACTTTCGACGAGTCTTGAGGCGTCAGGTCTTCGTGGATCGGCGACCAAGAACCGAGCGTTCACTGTTGTGGCAAGTCAGGCTGGCGCCACGACTCTGCAAGTGGTCGGAGCACCAGGGATACCACGGTTGCGAGACCCCTATCCAAGCAATTTCTTTTTGCGGTGTCGGGGTCATACGGTCACTCAGCGCGGACCACTATTGTTCGACGTGATTGCCATGTACCAGTCGAACACGCCGGACCCGAACAACGCTGACAATCCACTGTTACTGCCAGCCGAAATAGAGTTTGAGGACATTTCCAGCGAAGAAGAAACCGATGAGGATATCGACGGGAACCCAATTGCGACGGTTAATGGCGAGCCGCTATCCGGCGTCACGATGCCTCTTACCGATATCGGCTGGACAGTCACGAGAAACCTACCGACCTTCAACGGATTTGCAGTTGGCGCGTACACAAATAAAGTCAACTCTGCTCCATTTCTCGGCTGGCCAGCAGGAACGGTTCGCATTGCAGGTATCCGCGCAAGAACTGTGTACACTGAAGACTTTGAGTATATGACTGTATCGGTTCGCTTTCATGGCCGCATTGCCTTGCGGACGACAAATGATAAAGCATGGTATCGCCGCGTTCGGCATGAGGGATTCTATGTCAAGGTCGGATCTGACATCGTGCGGGCCGTTGACGCGAACAATGAGCCGGTAACAAGTCCGGTTCCGATCAAGTTGGATGGCACGGAAGAGACAGACAAAAGTGTCGCCTACTGGCGCGAGTTTCAAGTCATGGGTTTGGTTGATTTTAATCAGATGAATTTACTATGAGCATTTCAGTTTCTGTTTCTGTGCGCGTTACCGGCGATGTTGTGCCGCCTGTTTACACTGGGTCGATTGAGGTTGCGCAAAGCGGCGTGGGTGGTGGCAACCCTGGATTGGTTGATGTCGGCACAACCGAGGAAACTCTGGCGTTCGGCGACATCGCTCCCGGATTGGTACTGCTTCAAAATCTTGACGACACAAATTTCGTCGAGTGGGGGTTTGCCACCACGGTTCGACCTGGCCGTCTGCTGCCGAACAAACCGCCGACGTTGATTTACGTTTCGTCGGCAACGATTTTCGTAAAGGCTGACACGGCGGCCTGCAAGGTAAGAGTGCTTGGCTATCAAACATGACCGGCGGACTGGTTGGACCGGAGTACGACAAGCAAATCCGCGACGCGATCCGCAAGATTCGCGCCATGCCGGTTTACACTGATTCGCGCGGCGGAACACAGCGCGTCGAGCCAGCAGCGGCCAGGTTATTGATTTACAATGACTCCGGCGAGGAAATCCCGCCGTGGGGCTGCATCGAGGTTGCGAATGTTGACACGGGCATCAACCGGATCGGATTGGTTGGCGTCAAGCCGACTGGCTCTGATGGTGTGTTCGTGTTTAACGGAGTTCGCGCAATTCCGGCAGACGGAGTCGGTCCCTTTCAAATCGGGACGATAGTGCGCTGCCTGTTTGCCGATGGGACTGGCGCTAATGGCGACGGCTACGCGCCTTTCAGTGGCAGTTGGAAATTGGAGGTGTCCGCTGAAGGCGAGGCAAGGGCGCTTGGCGCAGTGCCGGGCGAGGCCGATCAAATGTTCGCGGAGCTGCGGCACACCAAAAGCGACATCCTCGTCAAGGCTCCAGTCGGCGGCATACCCGGTCGCGTAGGGACGCTGCTGGGATCCGCGTCTTGCAGCGTGTACGAGATCAGCGGCGGCATGATCGCAGACAGCGGCGATAGTGTCACAGTCTATAACTGGGCCTCGTCCGCTGTGTGTGACAACGGAGATCGGTACGGTGTGGCAGCGATGATTAACGGCGTGTGGGTCATCATCAGTGAGGATTGCGGAGACGAAGGCGCAACCGTGCTGGCTGCTGGTGGAACCGGCAGCAGCGGTAGTCATGGCGATGCGATTGACACGGGCACCGCGTCACCCGCAGTCGGCGCCGGCGTCAGTGGCACGCATACATTTACATTTACTTCGGGACTAATTGCGTAATAACAGGACAGAAACATGGCATCATTCGTAAAAGTTCATTCGTTCATCGAGGCCGCGCATGAAAAGGTTCACAACCTTGGCTCGGATACGCTCAAGTGGATGCTTGTTAATGCGGCGGGCAGCACGGCGGTCACTCAAAAATCCGACCTGACGGAAATCAGCGCGGGCAATGGTTACACTGCTGGCGGCGCGACGATGACCGTCACCACGTCCGCGCAATCAAGCGGCGTGTATCGCCTGATCGGCAACGATGTATCGTGGACCGCCACCGGAGGCTCAATCGCAACGTTTCGGACGGCGTATTTGTACAACGATACCGCGAGCAACGACGAGGTGATTGGCTATATTGATTTCGGCTATGGCATCTCGGTAACAATCGGTCAGACGTTCACGATTGATTTGGATCAAATCAATGGCGTGTTTTACAATACATAGGTGACTCGCAATGGGGTTGGGTTTATTTGGCCTTGGTTGCGGCTGCTGTGGTTTTTCGTGTGACACTGCGTCACAACAATATCCAGCGTCGCTGCCGCGAGTCGCGCAGTACGAAGACGTGTTCGACGATCCGTCGTCGCTGTCGCTGTGGCCAGACGGCAATCCGAGCTGGTTTGACAAAAACGAAATTTCTGGCGGCAGGCTAAAACTACGTCAAGGGCACACCAATTCTGGCGATGGGGTTTACCCATTTCCGCTATCAGGCTTGCGACTGTTTTTACAGGCCGATGGGTTTTTTGACGACAAGGAATCCGCGCTTGAGGTCGTGATATACGCACTCCCCGCGACGTATTTTCAAACTACATCTCCACCGTTTGGATTCGTGCAGAATAACGACGTGCGGTTTAAGTTTGCGATACCGCGAGACCCCACGCTACCGATAGGACCGGCGAGTGAGGCGAACAGTAAAACCTCCATCACGCTCCGGGTGAATCATGACCCGAACGCAGGGTCAGTGTTCGGCCAGTGGTTAATCAAAAACAGCGTCAGCGCGAGCAACGCCAGCTATGTTAATACCGGGCTGCCGTTTCTCCCTGGCGACACGCTGAGGTGGCGGATCAGGCGCGAAACGCCTGACGGGCGCGTGCGATGGATTGTTACGGTTCGCGGCAACGTCGTGTTTGATGACGTTTCACATGCCGACTGGGGTCGCGTGATCAAAAATGGTTCGCTCCCGGCTGCCTCGTGTTGGTCGCACTTCATCATCTACCGGCCGTTTCTCAATGACCTCCAGTCATTTCATCATTTTCGCACGGAGCTGACCCGCGTGCGATGGGAGAGTGATCTGCCGTGATGGACAGTGGCCAGCGTGCTCGTTGCCCGCACCTCCGCGAGCCAACAGGACAACTTCTGCGTTCGACGTATTGCGCGACACGCGGCTTGCTCGCCATAGAGTTTGCGTGCGCAGTCCACAACACATGCACCGCGTCGGCTCCGGTAGCTGGGGTCGCGTGCTGTGCGACGTGCACAACTAACGTCGATGATCCAGTATCTCTCGCCGACTCCTGCGCTTAAGCGGCGGTCGTCCTCCGCGTGGATTGTTCTTGATTCTCGCTCGCACTGACGCCAGCGACACTTGCGTGATGCCGTCTCGTGTTTTTCCGTCAAGCACGCCAGCGGCAATCAGTGGTGCATCTCGCTAAATCCGGAAGGGCCAGGGCCGCAAAATGCCGAGCAGAAGGCTTGTGCTGCGGCTGCCTGGATCCGCTCGACGACACGCGGACAATCCACGGCTGTAACGAGCGATTTGACAAATGTAACACAATCGCTAAATTGGCAGGCATGACGATTTCACGACACAAGACGGCGGCTGCGGGTTTGTTGACCGTGAGCCAAGCGGCCACCGAGTTAAATCTATCCACTGGACGGGTCAGACAGCTATTGCTCGACGAAAATAGTGGATTAACCGGGTTCAAGATTGGGCATGGCTGGATGATTGACCGCGCGGACCTCGACGAGTTCCGCAAACTTGACCGGAAACCCGGCAATCCGAGGTTCAGAAAAAAAACCTAGATCGGCGTTGACAACACTGGCGACAGCGTTATACTTAGGCCATCGTGTTTTACGGTGGCTTTTCTTCCATGGGTATCGCGTATGAAGGCAATTGAGTTGGATCACGTCGGGCCAATCGAGCGCCTGACAATCCCGGTCCCGGCAGATGGTGGCGTGGTGGTGTTACACGGATCGAGCGGCGTCGGCAAGACCCACGCGATCCAGGCAGTGCGGGCTCTGCATGATCAGTCTGCCCGCAAGAATCTCCGGGCGTCCGATGGGGTTCCGTCCGGAAAGATTGATGGTTTGGGGGTAACGGTTCGCCTAGGTCGCTCGAATACGGTTCGCGGCGAGCTGGAGTGCGAGTCGCTGGAATCAGGGATCGATCCGAGTCTGTTGGTTGACCCGGGAATCAAAGACCCGGACGCCGCAGACTCGAAGCGGTTGGCTACTCTCGTCCGGTTGTCCGGAGTCAAGATTGATGCTGGAAAATGGTTTGAGTCTGTAGGCGAATATGGTGGTGAAATCGCCCTGAAAGACTTGGTGTCTGATGATCCGGTAGTCACAGCTGATAAGATTCGTCGGCGTCTACATGACGCCGCGCTGACGAAAGAACGTCTAGCGCAGTCGAAAGGCGCGGAAGGAGCCGCATTGCGCAAATCAGTGGCTGACATTGATACGGCAGTAGAAATCGATGGGGTTGCTGCGATGGAGTCGGCAACGGCTCGCCTGTCGGAACTAAAAGCTAAGCAGGCTCTGTACGTCGATTCCAAGTCGCGAATCGAACTGGCGAAGGCGGAGCTGGCGAAATGGGACGATATTCACGAAGATTTAGAGGACGCCCATATCGAGGCTGCGAAGTGGGATAAGCAGCTTGCTGCCGCGATTGACAAGCGGAACGCCGTCAATGACCAGATCGCCAGCCTGCGCGCGCGGCTAGACGAATTGGAAGACGAGTCTGCCGCGTGTTTCACGCAGGAGGAGATTGCCAAGGCTCGATTAGACGCTGCCGTTCAACGGCAATCCGATCTTGAGCATCAGCAATTTGAGCTTGAGAAGCTGAAAAAATTAGTGGCTCAGTCTCTGCCCGAGGAGATCACTGACTCGCAGATTGAGCAAGCAGAGAAAGAGCGATTGTCGGCTATTGAGTTGGTGAAACAATCCGAGGTCATTGCACGGGCGAAAAAGACGGCAAATGAAGCTGCGGCACTAACCGATGAATCGAATCGATTGGCTGCCATCGCTGAATCTATGCGGCGTATTGCGCGATCGACTGACAGTGTTTTGGAGCAAGCGCTGATAGACGCTGGTTTCGATTCGATCAAGGTTCACGACGGTCGATTGTGTGTTGAGTCTGATCGTGGCTTAGAGCCGGTTTCAGAGTTGTCCACCGGCGAGCGATGGCGATTGGCATTGGATATCGCTGCACGGAGTTTGCCAAAGGGTGCGTTGTTGTCAGTGCATCAAGAGGGCTGGCAGGCACTAGATCACGATTTACGCCGCGAAGTGGCGGTGATGGTGAAGGAGCGGGGGTTGGTAATCGTGACTGCCGAGGTTGACGACGGCGATATTCGCGCGGAGGTTCTGTGATGAAGAGACGACATTGCAAGCGGGATGCGACTGGAGGATGCGCGACCGGGCGACTGTTTGAGGCGCGCCACACGGAACAGGGCGTGTATTATCGTTATCCGTCGTCGCGCTGCGACGATCCAGCCACGAGCAGGATTGCCGCCGAGCAGCACGAAGCAAGCGGAAAAGCCCAGCTGCATCGCGAGATAATCCTGCGCGCGCTCGCCAAACGTGACGGGCAAACCGGCCACGAGCTTGGCCTGTCAACTGGGCTCGGCCAGGTCGAATGCTGTAGGCGACTTGCGGAACTAGCCGCTGATGGGGTAATCGAGCCGCTAGACGCGACGCTACCCTGTTCCGTCAAGCCTAAATCAAAACAACGACGATGGTATCTGGTGACATGACACAAACACCAGATGGCGGGCCAATCGAGGCGACGCAAGCTTGGAAATCTGTGTGCGAACGATACGCCACTGAACCCGAATGGCTAGAAGCCCGCAAGTCAGGAATCGGCGCCTCAGAAGTGGCAAGTATTTTCGGATGCGGCTACGCCAACACTAGCCCGATTACGGTGTGGGCAGGCAAGATCGGAGGGCCACAAATTGAGCTTGACGCGGCGGCACTGCGGCGTATGAGGCGTGGCAAAAAAATGGAGCCTATCATAGCGTCCGAGTTCGAGGATGAAACTGGGCTTGTCGCGGTTGATCCGAACTTTGGCGGGTACGCTATATTCCGTTCCAGTGAGACCCCGTGGCTGTTCGCAACGCTCGATCGATTCACGATCCATCCAGAGCACGGGCCCATCCCAGTCGAGTTAAAGGCGGTGCGTTGGCAGTTTCATGGCGAGTGGGACCAAGAATGTGAGCCACCCCTAAAGTTTCAGGTGCAGTGTCAATCACAGATGTACGCTACAGGCACATCTCGATGCTACTTGGTCGGCCTGATCGGCGGCGACGAGCCGGTGATTCGACTTATCGAACGCAACCAGCGATTCATCGACGCGATGATTGTGCGATTGGCCGAGTTTTGGGGATACGTCGAGCGACGAGAGATGCCTCCAGTGGACGAGTCCGAAGCGACGCGGGCAATCCTGGGTATGATCTATCCGAGTGATACTGGCGCGGAAATATCGCTGCCAGAGGAGTTTGTGGAGATGGACCGGGAACTGCTTGAAATCAAGGATCAGATTAAAACTCTGGAAACTCGCAAGGATGGAATCGAGAACCGGATCAAAGCGGCGATCGGCGACGCGACAAAAGGTGTTTTGCCGGTTGGTAGTTATACATGGAAAGAGCAGAGTCGAACAACTATTGACGCTGAGTTGTTGCGTGCGGAATTGCCTGATATTGCTGAACAGTTCAGCAAAACCAGTTCGTTTCGAGTGTTACGGCGTTCAAACAAGTGAGGTATCGCATGAATGAATTGGTGACAACCGCGACCGCCGAGTCGCAATCTGATAACGGAGTGATGACCGCGGCTCAGGCTAGTCGCCAAACTGCGGAAGTACAGGCTGCTATGGTGATCGCGAAGAAGTTCCCTCGCGATGAAGTCGCGGCGGTGAATCGGATCATCAACGCTTGCAAACGGATCAAGCTGGCTGAGTGTTCGATGTACAGCTACTCGAAAGGCGGAACCACCGTCACAGGGCCGTCGATACGGATGGCCGAGGCGTTGGCACAAAGCTGGGGAAATCTCGATTTTGGAATCGTCGAGCTAGAGCAGCGCAATGGTGAATCAGTGGTGATGTCGTACTGTGTTGACCTGGAGACCAACACGCGGCAGACTAAGGTGTTCACTGTTCGCCACGAGCGATTCACTCGCGCAGGGTCCTACGAATTAAAAGACCCACGCGACATCTACGAACTAGTGGCCAATCAAGGGGCGAGGCGGCTGCGAGCCTGCATTCTCGGCGTGATTCCTGGTGACGTGGTTGACGTCGCGCTCGAGCAGTGCGAAAAGACGCTAAAATCGGGATCGTCGGAGCCGCTGATTGATCGCGTGCGAAAAATGGTTCACGCTTTTGGTGATATGGGCGTGACCCAACACATGATCGAAGATCGGTTGATGCACAAGATCGATGCGACGAACGAAACAGAGTTGGTGGCGTTGCGGAAAATTTACATGAGTCTCAAGGACGGCATGAGCAAGCGAGAGGAGTGGTTCTCGCCGCGACAGCCGAAGGAGACTATCGAGACGCTGACCGACAAGCTGAACGTCAAGTCGGGGAAAAAGGACACTGTAATGGATGCGGTGGCCAAGGAGCTCACAAATAACGAAGTGTAATGGGGCGACTATGGACGGCATGGCAACCCCACCAGAGGCAATATGAGCGAGAGTAGAAAAATACGAAGTCTTATGGACCAAGCCACGCTCGACACCCTGACGAGGCTGGTCGCCGAGATTGCGGATCGACTCAGAAACAACTCGCTCACGGCTTTGCCCGAGGCGCGGCTGATGGAACTCAAAAACGAACCCGTGTTTGCTCCTGATCATCTCGATGAACTGCGACAGTTCACGAGCGTGCTCTCGGTCACCTATCGGGTCTGGAGATAAACACTCATGACCAACGTCGGCTTCGACAAGAAACAGTTCTTCTTCGATCGGCAGATCGTGATCGATGCCGTCGGGCGGGCTGGAGCCAAGAACCTGTCCAAGGCAGGGAGCTTCATT